TGCACCTGACGGACGCGCCGAGTTCTGAAGCAAGGCTTGCATCCAGTTCATGGCTTCGTTGTTCTGGTCGATAGCGTATGAACCTGCCTCGATTGGACTCATGCCGTACCAATCGTTCAACGGGTTGAACAGCTTCAAGTGCCGCACATCGCAGGTAAGCGTGCGCGGGTCCATCTCCCATCGCACCTTGTTCTGGCCGAGCGTGTACTCGTATGCAGACGGGATGCCATTGGATGATGGAACAATCTTCATGCGGTCTGGTCGAAGCTGGTAAAGCTCCTTGACCTCGCGGCCCACCATGAACCGCTCTTCGTAGCCGTTGCCCGCGATCATCAGGAACGACACCTTGGCGCGAACGTAATCGGAATAGGACTGAAGCGGATTCGGTCGTTCGAGCAGGGTGATGAGCGGGTGGTCAACCAGTTCCGTCTCGCCACGGTAGACGCCAAGATTGACGGATGCGATGGCATCAGCGATCCGGTTGATGGCCTGATATGCCACCACGTTCTTGCCATAGGCTTCCCTGGCGAAGGATTCATAGTTGCGTGGAGACCACACGGCTTGGCCGGGATTGATCACCATCAGCTTGGCGGCAGCGGATTCCTTGCGCTCTTGCGGGCGGCGGAAACGGTCAAAAAGTCCCATCTAGAACCTCACAAGGCGCGAACCGCAGGAGCAGACTGCGGCGCGGTCATATCGGAAATTGCACTCATTGCGGCGTCTATCATATCATCATGTGTGCCGTTGGGAAAGACCGAGGCCTCGGACATGAAATCGGCCAGGTGATCAATGTTGGACATGATGTAGACATTGCCGGATTGGACGTAGGGCGCGGCATCGAATGCGCGTGTCACTTTGTCGGTGTTGCGCTGAATCGGGATGATCGGAATGCCCTCGCGTTTCAGCTTCTGGATCAGGCCGGTGCCGCTTACCTTGTCTTCGACCTTGATGGCTCGAAGCGGCCCATGATACGGCTGGGAATGATGCTTCTGCCAAAACGCGCGGGCCATCGTCTCAAGTTCTGGAGCCTCCCACTTGCCGCGTGCCATATCGAGCAGCACGATCTGTCCGGTTTGAGTTTGGCCCCAGCATTGGAAGACGGAATAGTCATTCTGCTCCTTTGTCTTTTGCGCGGTGTCGGCATAGATCGCCCGCCACTTGAGCGGCGGCATGGCCTCATAGAATCGCCACCATTCATCTTTGAAGATGCCACCGCCGAGCGGTGCGGGTCGTTGCATGTATTGGCCAGCGAACACATAGGGACTGGATTGCTCCAGGCGGTCGAGCATCTCGGGCGGGAATTGCTCCGGCCAGAACGATGATCCATCGGGATCACGGGCAGGGATGACAAGGCTGTCCCAATGTTCACCGGAGCCGCCGCCTAGAAGCCAGCCGGAAAGATCATCTTCGTGGAGCCGCTGCATGATGACGATGATCGGAGTGTCGGTCTTGTTGAGGCGCGACTGTATCGTGGTCTGATACCAGTCGATCACGTTCTGGCGCATGATAGGCGAGGTTGCCTCACCGGCCTTGTGCGGATCATCGATGATGATGGCACCGCCGAAGCCGTCTCGCATCTTGCCAGCGCCGTAGCCGGTGATGGTTCCTTCTGCGCCGGTTGCATAGACGATGCCGCCGTGTGATGTGCGAAACTCATCCTTTGCCTTGCTATCGTCTTGAAGCGAGACCCACGGGAAGATCGATCGATAGGTCTCGTGCTGCATCATGGCGCGGATGTCGTATGCGTTGGATGTGGCGAGGCGCTTTGAATAACTGGCGTGGATGAATTCGGCATCAGGCACGAGGCCGATGGTCCAGGCGATGAATGCCTTGACGGCGATCTCGGTCTTGCCGGATCGAGGCGGCACGTTGATGATGAGCCGCTTGATGCGGTGGGCGAAGACCTGTTCGAGGCTACGGCAGATCGCCCGCTGATGCTCGTTCGGCAGCATCTCCTGATTGGTGCGGGCGCGGTAGATCGTGCGTGCAAACTTGTAGAGCCGTTGATGGTTGGCGGCTCGATGCTCACTCGGCGTCATCGTAAATCTTGTTGAGCGCAGCAAGGACGGCGGCAGCGACTGGCTCTGGCCTCAGTGATCCATCCTCGTTCGAGATGTCCACGGTTTCGCGCCAGCGTGCGCGCGTCTTGAGCCAGAAGATCATGGCAGTGGTGTCGCCAGCCTTGGCCTTGTTGAATAGCGCACCTCCGATGGTTGCGTTGGCCTTGTCCCTGGCTTGCTTCAATTCGGCGGAATAATACTTGTAAAGCGTCTCTTTGTGAATGCCGAGGATTTCGGCAATGCTCTCGTGCGTGGTGCCGACCGTTGCGTGAAGCGAGACCAGCTGGCGCTGCGCGTCTGTCGGTGCGTGAGGCTTGCGGCCTAGCTTGCCTTTGGTTTCTTCGGTCATGTTTTTTTCTGACATAAGATGTTGCATCTTGCAGATTTTTGCATTATATCATACTTATAGATGGAGGACAAAAAATGGTTTTCAACGATCCGCAGCGTGACTTTTGCTTTCGCAATGCAGTGTATTTTACCGCAGTTCGCGGCCTTCGTCCAACCAATAGAACACGCGAAGAATTTAAGACCTTCGAAGAGGCTTGCACTTATGGTCGCTCTTTTGGTGATAAGCGCACCATGATTTATGCCGTGACCAAAGAAGGGCGTGATTCTCATATCGTCAACGCTTAATCTTTCTAAGCTTCATTCCATACTCATTAGGCGTTGATGATATTTCTACATCATCGTGCCTTATGAGTTTTTGCGTTTTGAATGGCCTATAATTTACTTCATGATGGATGCGGCTGAACTTTTGAACAACTTTACAATATTGAGGATAGACCCTAGCTAACATCTGGCTCTTAGCGAGTGTTCCAGTATCGGCATATTTTTGTCCATCTTGGACTTTTCCTTCAGCATGGTAAAATTCAGCAGTATTCCCGCCCTTGATAACCTGCGTTCCAAGTTTGTTTTGCAAGAATGCATTAAATTGAATTGTGCACCATCCAGAAGTCAACATATCGAGAGACAAAATTGTGTCTTCATTGTATCTCCCTCGCCATCTAAATGATAAATCGTTGCGGATTAGATTGCACGAGTATATTCTTGTGTTCGTGATAAACGGCGGAAGCTTTGATGCTCCAAATGCAAACATGCTGTAATTAGGGCCAGCCATAGACACATTCTTATATCTCAAAACAAAATCTTCCATCGCCCTCCAGAATGATGGATTTATTGTTTTGATGCGTTCATTTTTTCTCATACGTCGAAAGCTTGTAATATTGTCATCCATTACCCAGTGCCATTCATGGCCATTGGTTATAGAATGATCCCAAGCAAAATTTCGTGCTGGGCCCGGTCCTGTGCTTTTTGAAAGCCCAAGGCTGTCGCACAGTTCGTATTGTTCTTTATATTTCATATCAAGTGGAAGAATGATCGCGGTTAGTTTCATATCTGAAACAGCACGTTCGTAATCTTTTACTTGATGAGGCTCTACAATAATAAAATGTTTAACGCTCATTTCTGTGAGCGCCTTTGACGTTAACATATATTCATGCCGCCCTTTACTAGGTATGTAGAGCGGAAATTGAGGGTACAGATCACTCTTCATCTGTTTCAGCCCAGCGAACACTTTCTAAATCACGGCGTTCTTTTTCTGGGAACCAAATGCTTTTGGTTTTCTCTGTGATGTCTTGCGTTAATAGATTCGCAAACGCATCGACATCATGTTGAGAGTCAAAGTTTACAACTATTTTCCTAAAGCATGGGTTTTGCGCATCAAATTCAGGCATTCCCTGCCATTCTGCTTCAGCATTAGTTTCGCCAATCTGCTTCTCGAGGAAGATGTTAGCCATCTCGCCTAGATCGAAGCCGGTGATAGTCAGATCAAACTTCATGTCTTCGAGGTCTTTCAATTCAACCTTGAGCATCTCGAAGTCCCATCCGGCATCGAGCGCCATCCGGTTGTCGGCAATGACATAGGCGCGCTTCTGGGCCTCGGTGAGGTGGCTTGCTTCAACGCATGGCACTTCCTTCAGTCCCAGCTTGTTCGCTGCCAGGACGCGCCCGTGGCCAGCCACGATGCCGTTCTTGCCGTCAGTCACCACCGGGTTGATGAACCCGAACTCCTTGATCGAGGATGCGATCTTGGTGACCTGGGCCTCGGAGTGCGTCCGGCTGTTGCGGGCGTA